TTTGTCTTGTGCAGTTGCAATAACAATTGCTGCTACTGTGCCTGCTTCGTTTGGTGTGTAGTTACTCTCGTCAATTACTGTGACTTCTACACCTGGTGATATTAGTGCCATGTTTAAGTTCCTTATATCTCACAAGATTTTTTATATATAATATTTATCCATACCACCTTAAAAAACACCTGTTTTACCAAATCCCTTTAAAGGTCCGCGTTAAATACACTATGAGACCGATTTGTGAGACTTGCGGACAACGCCCAAAAGCAATAAACTACTATAAGGATAATCAGCCTTATTTTAGGCGTAAATGCGAACAGTGTTTAAAGATGCACAAACCTGTAAAGCCGTTATGGGTGGATAGTGGATACAAAGTCAAACGAAACTGCGAGGCTTGTGGGTTCAAGCCTGTCATAAGAAGTCAAGTTACTGTGTTTTATATTGATGGTGATTTAACTAATGTTGCTAACAAGAACTTGAAAACAGTTTGTTTAAACTGTAATGCAGAACTAGTTAAAACGGGATGGCGCCGAGGTGACTTAACACCTGACGATTAAGTTCGGCTAGTGTACTGTTATTTTCGATTACTACATCTTTTTTACTTTTAATCCAGCGCCATTCGCTGGGATGTATCACTGTCGGTTCAACACCAGTAATTTCATATTGAATAAGCCATTCGGGATCTGGTCCACGCTGTACTTCCCATACTTCTCCACCGATGTCACGAAGCATAGCAATTTCATTTTCAAAACGCACATCAGGCACTACATAGTTGCCTGGATTATCCAATATAGTCTTTTTAAGTAAACTTACCCAGACTCCGTCATCAAAGCCATTACGCATGCAATCAGTACCAAATAACTGAAGCACCAGACGAGGAGTGACTTCCATTTTCGTTTCAGCACTCCAAAAGTCGTCTCGTTGTTCACGCCACTGTCTACTTTCATCGGTGTCTCCTTCCAGCATTGCACGATCCCAGCCAAAGATTGTGCTTACGCCATCTTTGAGCTTGTCGGCAAAACTTACTTTTTTAAATCCGTGGTCGACTAGAATATCAGCGACAGTTCCTTTACCAGAACCTATCAGTCCGCAAATTCCAATAATCATTAAGTCCTCTTATTAGCCAATAATAAATGAGAGTGGATCACTACCGTCAACATAGTTGCGTAGTTCTTCATCGAGTTTGTCTATTTCAACTTGTGCTTCTGCTTTAAGTGCATCACCGTTTAGACTTGTGCCGCCTTGTGGTCCTGCAATTGTACTAAACTTTGATCTTGCTTCGCCTAGTGTATACTTTGCAAGTGCTAGTGCATAGTCTTGGATCCATGGACCAGCGTGTCTGTCCTGTAGCAGTCTGCTTTCTGGACGCAGGTTGTAAGTCCATAGCACAATCTGTTCTCCGTCTGCACTGAACTTACGAAGTAGTGTAACCTTTTTAGTAACAGGATTAAATTCAAAGTTTATAAAACCACCAAACAATCTTGCACTTAGTTCTTGATACTGGTAGTACATTTCATATGTTGCCATGCCGCCAATGCGTCCACTTTGTAGCAAGTAAGTGTTCTGAAATGCTGCCTCAAATGGTTCAAACTGTGTACCAGTATCACTTGATCCACTGCCAACACTGCGTCTAAATGCTTGACGAACTTCTTCAATCTCGTCTGGCAGTGTATACTCTTGCTGTTCTTTGACAACACTCAGGAATACATATGAACTCTCATAAGCATTTTGACTGCGCTGACGAAAGCGTTTTACTGCTTTATCAATGCTATTGTCATAATGTTCCGGATCGAGTTCAACATCCACCATTCCATCGCCTAAGCGAAAGCGAATGTAGTCTACTGTATCTGCTCTTAGTGATGCTAGTGTTGCCATAGTGTATCCTTATCTATACACTATTTATTACTTTACTGCTTTAAGAATAACAGTGTCAGCATTAAAGCGTCCATTCATCTTTGTTTCCACACCCTTGATATCATCTAAGAATTTACGCAACTGCACTTTGCCACTCTTGTTAAATTCTCTCAATTGTTCTTCGGGCTTGCGCAGTGTTTTAGACACACTTTGCTTATCATCAAAGAACTGAAGTGTTGTACCTTTGACCTGAAGTGTTGCATGTTCTTCTGCAACATATTTGCCAATTTTGCGTGTCTTAACATTAAACACCCAAACTTCTGTAGCATCAATAATATCTACAGGATTTATGCTGGCTACTTTATACTTTTCGTCGGTTTTGCAATACTTCATTTTTGCTACTAACTTGTCAGCACTCTTAGGCTTAGGTGTGCGTGTCTTGCGAGTTGCTTTGCTTTCTGCTGTGACAAGATCACATGCACCAACAATACTGTTAAAAAGCTCAACAGCCTTTTTAACATCTGCTTTGCTTAGATGTGCATATGCTTCACGCAAATCTTCGTCTTGCTCGCGGGCCGGTTGCTGTAGCATAATATATTCTGCAAGCGGGCCTTCATAAAACGCACGGATGTGTCTTGCATGTGCTTGATTAACCTGCTTGCTACGGAAAAATTTCACAGCGTCAAACTTTTTAAAGTTAGTAGGATCGTTGATAAAATCATCAACTACTTCTTCAATTTCAGCAATGATGTTGCCGCTTGCTTCTTTGATACGCTCCTGGATACTAGGCACATAAACATTTTTAGGCTTTTCTGCTTCTACTGCTTTTACTTCAGCAATAATAGACTTGCCTTTTTCAGCAAGGTCTTCAAATCTACCTTCCATCCAGTTATGACTGTCTTCAGGCACTTGATCCGCTTTATCGCTGTTCATGTAATAACAATAAGCAGCAATATGACTGTAAGACAAACTACTATCACTATTCTTAAGAATATATTGTGCAGTTTTCTTGTCGTACTTTTTCTTAACATATTGTTTGATAATAGGAACATATTCTTTCTTATCTACATCAAAATGAAAGAAATCTTTTGCCCGTTTATAATCATCCAATGGAGCAGCCTTTGCTCCAGTTGTTACTCGTCTTGCACGAGGTGCTTTTTTACGCTTTAGCGTTTTACCTTTAAGAGCGGTCAATGCCACGGGCAAACTCCTTTTCCATTTCAGTTTCAAAGTTAGTTATCTCGATAGTTTTAAGTTTAATTACACTATCGAGCAATTCAATAACTTTTTCTGTTTCTACACCTTTACTTACTGCATTTTTTACTATAGTAAGTGTTTCGATATCTTTAAGTAGATCGTTCATTAAACAACCTTTCCGTTAGCAACCAGTGAGCTCTGCATTAAACGCACTTGACGCAAGCGGCTCTCTAAAAACTTGATAACTTTTTCTTTGTTAGGACCTGCTACTTCGTCCATAATCATCTGCGGAAGAACACGCAACTGACGACTAACAACATCTTGTTGTTGTTCTGGTGTCATATCTGCTACAAATCTCTTAAACGCTGCATTACTAATTGGCTTACTCATTTAACTCTCCTAACTTCAACTTATAATTTAATATAACACACATACAGCGTGTGTCAACCTAAATTTACAGTTGTTCTACTGCATTTTCTTGCAAATCTACAATTACTACAACATGTCCGGGTTGCACATTATAATTTACACAAGCATTGCTTGCATCCTCAAATGTGGCATAAAAATCTGACTGCTTTGTTGTAAAGTTTATGATTGCATATTGCATACTTCTCTCCTCTGTTTACTATTAATAATAGCATCATTAGGGTATATGTCAACCTGATAAATACTACGCACAAAGGAAAAAGTATGCCAAGAATATCATTATGGAAAGACGGTGCTCACACCAACGATTATCGCTTTTTTGATCGTCGTATAAAAGAAATGTTTACAATCGGCGGTACAGGCATCAATGTACACAAGTATTTGGGTGTTGCCAGTCAAGGTGGCAGCGATCCAAGTCAACCCAATTATCAAGAACCTGATCCATTGGGCATACAAGACTTTTTATTTTTAGAGAACAGAGATAGAGTATACGATCAAGACATCTACAGTTTGCGTGGTATATACAATGTAAGCGATACAGACTTTGACTTATCGCAGTTTGGTTTATTCCTAGCAAATGATACTTTGTTTATTACATTCCACGAAAACGATATGGTTAATAACCTAGGGCGTAAACTAATGAGTGGTGATGTTATTGAGTTACCACATCTAACTGACTTTAGCGCACTAGACGAAAGTGTAGAGCTAAGTCTAAAACGCTACTATGTGGTACAAGAAGGATCGCGTCCTAGTGAAGGATTTAGCCCAACTTGGTGGAGCCACCTATGGCGTGTTAAGTGTACACCACTAGTAGACAGTCAAGAATATAACGATATCCTTAACATTATTCAAGAGGATTCGGATGGAAACACTACAGATAAAACACTTAGAGACCTGTTAAGCACATATAATAAAGAACTTGAAATTACAAATAAAGTTGTACAAGCAGCCGAAGTAGAAGTACCGGAAAGTGGTTACGACACAAGTCAATACTATATTGTTCCTACTGACCCGGTTACAGGTAGACCACTAGAGCCTAAAGGCATAAATGCCGATGATACTGTACAAAATGCAGACAGTACTGACGCAAGTGCAGATATGCGCAGAATTACTCCACAAAACAATAGTGCATACAGTGGATATCTTATTGGCGATGGACTTGCTCCTAACGGCGAGCCGATTACTATGGGTACTAGTTTTCCTAGCACTGCACAAGAAGGCGATTTTGTGCTACGCTTAGACTTCTTGCCAAACAGACTGTTTAGATACAGCGGTACACGCTGGATTAAGGTAGAAGATGATGTGCGTTCAAAACTTACACCAGGCACTGGCAATACGCAAAAAGATAACTTTATTAATAACACAAGTACATTTACTGCAGATGATAACACTACTGCGACAAGTAGACAGTCGCTAAGTGATGCACTTAAACCTAGAGAAGATTAATGCCGCAACAGTTTTTTTACGATGACCAAATAAGACGCTTTTTGCTGCAATTTATTCGCGCATTTAGTAACTTTCAAGTGGAGTATGGCAAGGACCGTGATGGTAATAATACATTAATCACAGTGCCGGTTAAATATGGTGATGCAACTCGTATGGTAAGCAGCATTATTCGTGAGAACAGTGAGAATAAGATTATCCCCACTCCTATGATGAGTTGTTATATAACTGGAATGGAATACAATAGAGAAAGAATACAAGATCCAACATTTGTAGATAAAAAGCATATTCGTATGCGTAAATTTGATCCTAATACAAATAGTTATAATACTCAACAAGGTAATGCATTTACTATAGAGCGCCTTATGCCTGTGCCATATACATTACAATTGAATGTAGACATATGGACAAGCAATACTAATCAAAAACTACAATTATTGGAACAAATTCTCGTTTTATTCAATCCGAGTTTAGAAATACAAAGCACAGATAACTATCTAGACTGGACAAGTTTAAGCATGATAGAATTAGCAGCCACCCAATGGACAAGCAGAAGTGTACCGGCTGGTGTTGATGAGCAAATTGACATTGCTACTCTTTCATTTACTGTTCCAATTTGGTTAACTGCTCCAGCAAAAGTTAAGAAACTTGGTGTTATTAACAAAATTGTTGCTAGTATCTATGATGATCAAGGTGGTATTGCAAATGGTGTTATTGATGGTCAAATACTACTAGGTGAACGCTTGAAATTTACACCAATGAACTTTGGTATTATTGTATTAGGCAATACTGTGCAAATATTAGATCGTAATGAAACAAGCACAAACAAAGTAGATTATACTCCACTAAACGATCCACCAACAAAAGTAGGCACAGATGATGTAAGTTGGGCAGCTCTTATTAACCAATATGGCGAATTACAAAGTGGTATCAGTCAAATACGATTGGAAACAGGCGGCGCAGCAGAGATTGTAGGCACTATTGCTTTCCATCCTAGTGATCCTTACAAACTATTATGGACTGTTCAAAGCGATACTATTCCTACAAATGATTTGCCTGCAGTGACAAAAATTATTAATCCTCTACGCAGTGCTCCAGGTGCAGGACTTGCAACTGCAGCACAAGGACAGCGTTATCTTATTTTAAATGCAATAGGCAATACAAGTAATACAGATGGGCCGGATGCATGGGGTAGTTTAGTTGCAGAAGCAAACGACATTATCGAGTATAACGGCGCTGATTGGCAAGTAGCATTTGACAGTAGCGGTGATTCGGGTGTACACTATATGACTAATACTAATACAGGCTTACAATACAAGTGGACCGGAACAGAGTGGGTCAAGTCTTATGAAGGCGAATATCGAGCAGGCGACTGGAGCATCGT